GAATATGAAAACTATACTTTTTGTTCTCGTGCATCTGGTATCGGGCAACGACTATCAGCAGTTCGTGGACATGAAATCCGCTACGGCATGTCATGAAATGCTTGCCAAATTCAGCACGGCTCCGGTCCAAACCATCAACCGGAGTGAAACGAAACAACCTGATTCGTCGGGACAATTGGTATACGCTTGCATCAGCAAGGAACGTATGATGGAGTTTCAAGACCGATCAGAGGAGGACTAAAACCATGGGTAGATTTGCGAAATTTATCGTCGGTTGTGGCGTCATTTGGGCAATTGCTATGGTCATCATGACCGTATCGAGCGATCCGGAATGCCTCAAGAAGACAGGCGGTTCAGCCGCCATGTGTTCCACATTCGGTTCCAAAATGGTCACGGACCAAATTCAGAAGAGTGAGGAAATCACTCAGAAGAATTTCCCCGGAACCAAATTTTGATAAAAGAAAAGGGGCGCTAAGCCCCTTTCTTAATTTTAGAACGAACCAACTACGGTCGAGAAGTCTACTCCGGTTCCAACTGCCACAAAGCGAAGTTTGATGTAGTTGATTGAGCGAGCAGGCTTGATGTAGATATCCCCGATGAATTCGTTTGCGTCGATTACAGCCGGAGTGTTGTTGGTTGTATCGCAGATAACCTTGTAATCGTAGATACCACGACGGCCAAGAATATCACGAAGATATGGTTCAACCATGTTGCGGAACTGCGCTCTTGTGAAATCATCGTTGAATTCAAAGAGGGTGTACTTAGCCGCAGTCGAAATTGCTTTTTCCAGAACAATGAACAGTCTACGAACGTTGATGCGGTCGAAGGCTGAAGCCTTGGTTTGAAGAGTCTTATCTCCGTAAAGAATAGTTCCTTCACCAACGAAGGTCACAACCGGGTTGATGTTCGCAGCGTAAAGCAAATCACGTTCGTCTTCTTCCGGATTGTAAGCAAGCTTCACAACGTTCTTGATGATTCCGCGATTGAAACCAGCCGGAGACCACCATGCATCGTTCGTGGTCGCTGTACGGACGATCAAGCCCCCAATGTCACCATTGAGCGGAACCCAACGGTAAGTATCGTTGTACTTGTCGTATTGGTACTTGTAACCAGAGTCCATCACTCCGTAAGAAGTCGATTCGAGAACATTGCGGGTAGCAAGGATCGCTTCGGCTTCTTGGAACGGATTGTTAACCACGTCGGAAAGTTGTGGCGAAATCAGAGCAATACAGTCGAGACGGTATTCAGCAATCGATTCGATGATGTATTGAGCAAGCCCCATACCACGAACACCATGCGATTCTACCGACTTACCATTCATGATAAGAGCAATATCAACTTCATTCTTTTCACGGAATTCGTTGTATGCGTTGATCATGTTTCCAAGAGGAATAGTCGATTCCGAAGCACCATCAGTTCCGCCGCTAAAGTTTGCTGTATAAGCAGCATCGGTTGTCGCAGCTACCGCCGTAGAAGCATCAGCAATAAGGTCAGCCCCAACACGAGAGTTGGCAAACCAAACATATTGTGAAGATTGGTTAAGAACGTCCGGATAGTAAATCGAACCTCCTTGTTCAGCCAAAGCTCCCTTAACGCGAGAAACGTTTTCGAATGTTTCAAGAACTTGTCCCGGAGTACCGGTAAACTTCCCAAGACGGTCAAGAACGATAATGTGCATTTCATCGCTTGATCCGCCGCGAGCATCAGTATAAGCCGAAGTCGTAGGAGCGCCGGAAACGTAACGGAAATATTGCCAATATCTCTTGATTGCAGCGGTTTCCGTGTAATCTTGAGTTAGGTAGTATCTTTCATTAAATGTGATATTTGCAGTCGTTACACCATTCGCAGTTGTCGGCGAACCAATAGAAGCGATAGAAAGGTATTGAGTACCAATCGTGGTGTTACCGATAGAAACATAATCATTTACAGAAAGAGAGGTAAGAATAGGTGCGCTGTTACCAGTTGCAGTAACCACAGCAGTATTCGAACCAACTGTGAATGCTACAGTTGTGTTGGCAATTGTGATTGATTTAGAATATGCATTTGCCGAGTCGCAAACAGAAATCTGCAAAGAGTTTCCGAGCGATGAAGGCCATTTAGCGATATATTGAACTTGAGTGTTCGCAAAGGTTTGTTGCGAATAATCAATAGAGTTCTTTACTTGAGTGTTTGAAACAGCCGCTTGTTGGGTGTTCGAAACAGCCAAGGCATTATATGTGTTGCTTGACGCAGCACGAGAAAACCAAAGTTGATTGCCGTAATCAAGGAAGTTTGCAGCACTAAAAAAGGTTTCGTAGTTGTCATCGTTCGGCTTACCAAAACGCAAAGCAAATTCGTCTTGCGATCCAACAAGGGTACGATCTTCAACCGGACCCCACGAAGTAACACCCCCAATAGCCCCAACAGTTGTAGAAACTGTAGGTACTACTGTGGTCAAATCTACTTCTTGGATGACTACACCGGCACTTACACCAAAGGACATAAAATATTCTCCTTATATTGAAAATAATAACTTTTATTTTCGAATATTTATAAAAAGGAGATTATCAAAATCGGAAGAAGGCATCCTCAAGAGCATCAAAGTAGGTGTCTTGCGGGTCATCGAGACCATTGACAATGAAGCCAAACGGGACCATCTTTTCTTGAATTTGGTCGATTGTTTGAGCTTTCAATTGACGAAGAATATCAGAATTTGTTAATTCTTTGAAATAAGGTTGGGTTGACATCCATCCAAAAATGACCAACGGCATAACCAAGTCATCATGCTTGCCTTCTTCGGCAGCATAAGACGTTCCCTTTTTCGAGAAAGTTGAAAATTCAGAAATCGTTTCGAAGTCCTGAATCAGCAAACGCTTTTCTTCGATAAGAGCTTTAATCAAAGAACAACCAAGACCTTTGACCGAGGCCGAAACTCGAATTCCGCGTTCCGCTGTTTTTCCGCCAAAGGAAAGAGTCTTTCCGCTTCTTCCATTTGTATCCGAATATAGAATATTTGAATATTCGTGAGTATTATGGAGAATGTTCGGAACTTCCGCGCCGATATCGTTATTTTCGACCATAACGAAAGCATCATTGTAGGTATGCGCGACATAATTTATAACGTCCGCAAAATCCCCGGTCATGATGATGTTTGATCGGAATGTGCAAACTTGCTTATATGGCATTTCGGTAACGTCCAGAACGTGGAACGTCGAATAATCGAGACCTTTTCCGCGAGACACGTCGGCCATCAAAACGTAGATATGATCGGCAATTACTTTTTCATATTGTTTAATTCCGATATCATCTGTGTGTATCGGTTCCTTGAACGTTAGGGATTTCAGGGTCGCACCCGAAATCAGAGTTCCCGAGCTACCGTAAAATTCGCAACAGAATTCTTGGTTGAACTTTTCTTGATCATGACCAAGAGCCGCAAGGTTTTCCAGTCGCCATTCTTCGCCACGTCCCGGAATATCATTCCACATAACCTGAATTGGGTTAAATCCATTCCAATAAGGATCGGCACGATCTTTTGTCGCGTCTTCCCAAATTTTATAGAAATGGTTCATACCGAGCGGGGTAGTGGTCAGCATGATTTTCGTGTCTTTACCCGAGGTAATAACCGGATAAGTGGACGCGTAAAATTCATCCCAATTTTCAACGTGCGCAGCTTCGTCAATATAAAGAAAGTTTACGGCCTTACCACGGATGGAGCTTGCCGAAGTCGCAGCCGCAATTACTTGCGACTTGTTTTCAAGAGCGAGCTTCTTTTTGTTGTAGGTGACGACACCTTGTTGCAGCCAAAGCGGAAGAGCTTCATAAGCAAGCTGAATTCTTTCCATAACTTCGATGGCGGAATCCTGCTTGTTGGCGAGGATACCAACCTTCACGGAACGATTAAACAGAATATAATGAAGAATAATCCCGGTCGCAATCGTGGTCTTTCCAACCTGTCGAGAGGTTAGGACGGCTGTTCTTCGATTATGAAGGTAGGAATCGATAACTTCTTTTTGGAAATCATGAAGTTTAATGTTCACGAAACCGTCATCAAGCGTGATGAAGCGAACATAGGTTTCAACAAAATATACCGGATCAAGTTTACATTTGATAAACTCTGCCGTCATATCCGGAGTGAAATTGATAGGAGTTCCGGGTTTCTTTAGATTTTCATTACCACGATATGCATAGCTTTCGCCTACATAATCATCATCAAAATCATCATCTTCAATCATTTATTTTTCATATTCGAAATTAGGTCCAAAAGCTCATCCGTACTTCCGACGAACAGATTTTGGTTATTTACAACTTTACTAGGGCTAGTCTTTTCATCAGTCTTAAGAGAAAGTTGCTTCTTCTTTTCCTGAAGCGAAATCAGGTCTTTGTTGACATCAGCCAGAGTTTTAATTAGATTCGAGACAACTTCGAACGATCTTGCTTGCTGATTTTGGATCGCAAGCGAAATCATTTCGTCCAAAGCATGTTCGCCCTTTTGCAAAAGGTGATGCATGTTTTGTCGAGCAGTTTCGAAGTCATGCTTTTCTGTGTCTTCGTTTGGTGCGTCCATAACAACGATTTCGTTCGGGTCCAATGGAACCAAACCAAATGCATTTGTTAGAGCGTCTTTTTTATCGTCACTCACCGGTATTATCTACGTCCGTTACGACCACGATATAATCCCAATCG